ATGGAAAAAGCTAAAGTCTTTCTTTCAGACCCGCAGGTTCTTTTCCGCGAGGGCATCCATTTCATACTCTCGGGTGAAGATGACTTCGAGGTTATCGGGGAGACGACCAATAACGAGGATGCCTTTATTCATATTACGGCTAACCCGCCGAATATAGCCGTTCTGAGCATGCATAACGGTAAATATGACGGACCTGAAATAACCTGCCGTATCAAGAGAAGCCTGCCCTCGGTAGCAATTATCCTTATTATGGAGAAAGCCAACAATGAACTGCTATTCTCGGCTATGAAGAGCGGCGCCAGCGCCTGCCTGACGAAGAACTCCGACCCCGAATATCTGCTGGATATCATCCGCGTCGTTTCCCAGGGAAGCCATCCCATACTCGAATCCCTGCTCATCCCCGAGATAGCCTCTAAGATTCTCGCCGAATTTGAAGAAATGAACCTGCTGAGCTCACAGCTTGATGACCTCCTGGCTACACTGGCACCTAAAGAATCAGAGATACTCGGCAGTATAGTCAACGGAAATACCATCGAGCAGGTTGCCACTGAGCTCGATTTAACTGAAGAAAATATCAGGCGTAATTTACGGCTGATACTGAATAAGCTGGTAGTCAATGACCAGTCCCGAACGCTGTTTGAAGCCGCCCAGCGAAATATGCCGGCATTGATGCAAAACATCGCCCGGACTCAGGGGGCAACCGGTAACTATATTACCAGGGAGGAGTTTAACGAGTTTAAAGAGTCGTTAATGGAACGCCTCAAGTCATTTATCGGTGAACTGACCTAGAATCATTATTCCTCGCCAGTTATCCCACACCGCCCACCATCGATACCAAAATGCCAGAGGTAATCTGTTATCATCATGAAACGTGCTATATTACTGATAATTCTCATCGTGGTCTGCGTTTCGGGATTCCTCTTCGCCAGAGGATTTTTCACCGGGACGCCGGCTTCCGACTCCGGAGTAGAGTCCGTCCTCTCTTTTCCCTTTCAGAGTCAATATAGCGTGATATACGCCCTGATTTTCTTCCTTCTGCTGGGTTCTATTCTCTATCGCCAAGAACTGGCTCGTTTGATACAGGCTTTTTATCTGCGGGTATCCAGCCCACCCAGGTACAAAGAAGTTTATACGGAACCCGAATTAACCACCAGGATGAAACAAACTGAACAGAAAATGGCGGATACGGAGCAGGCTCTCGGTAAATTTTCCAGTGCCATCGAGAAATACGCGACTCATCTCTCCAGCCATACCGGTGCCATCCAGGGTTTGAATGCCGCTTCTCAGGAATTGCATAAGGGTGCCGCCCAGCAGAACCGTGTCTTGATGCGTCTCATGGAAAGCGTGGATAATCTTCCCACCCCTCAAAAAAAAACTCCCCATTGGAAAATAGAACCGTCTCCCCTCAAACCCCAGACACCGGAAACTCCGCCAGCGGAACCACAGACCGTGAAACCTTTAGTTAATATACACCCGGTGATACCCGTAGAAAGAAAAAGTAGCTATCCCCCCGGATGCGCGCGTAATCGCCGGAAGAAGATTGACGAAGTCTTGACTACTGAAACGGAAAAGTTCCCTGATATCTCACCGAGAATGCCGGAAGACATAGCCATAGAGCCGGAGAGTCTGGATAACGTTAGAAAGCACGTTGCCGATATACGTGCCAGGTCGGGAAAAACACGCACCCGGAATACACTCGCCGCCGAGGCGCTGGCTGCCGAAGAAGAAATCATGAATGCCATCAGGAACCTCAACGCTCGACTTGACGAATCGGAATTTCAGGAATAGACAGCCACTATCACGGCCTCTTTCGGGCTGTATTCATCGAAAAACAGTACCGCTACCTTTCTGCCGGTAATCATCTCCGCCGAAGGTAAATTCCTGGCGACGGTAATATCTTCAAGATACACTTTATAGCTGCCGGAAATCCGGACCGTAGCCGTATAATTCCCGGAATTAAAATTCCTCAACTCCCCTTTTTTCATCCTCATTTATCCCGCTCCTTCCCCTTGTCCTATACTGCCCCAAGCCTCAAGCGCTGGACATACTCACCTCGCCGCGGACGGAACTCCAGCGATATACCGAGTACGCGTTTCTTCGCGGCATCCAGACCGGCCCTCCCGTCGGTAACATCAATGACATCGAATAGCTGCTGGCCGCAATTTACCGGCACCAGAATGCTACCATCGGCGGCTTCTATCTCTGATTGCCTTAATATTGATTGGCCGCGTTGCTGAGCTTCGGCAACGGTGCCGATGTTCCTGTCCTCAACCTGCATTAGACGGTCGTATACCGAGTCCACCTCGTCCCAGGAAAAGCTTTCGGTCACTATCGGCTCAATACCGCTTGAATCGTATCCCTCTACCTGGACTCTATTGATGCCCCGGGTATCCTGACGGTACCAGCCCTCGAACAGCGCATGGTCGCCGCCGTAGCTGTACACGGAGTTATCCGACGACAACGGGTTGACGAGGTAGGCTGTATTCCCTTCGATGAAAAGAACATCAGGAACGAAGGAAAGCAGCTTCTGTATTACCGACTGACCGTTATCCCTGGCGCTCAGGGTAACGTCAGGATAAAAGGAAGTGACCGCCGATGATTGTGAAATAACCTCCAGCTTCAAACCAGCCCTGGCGAGGATAAAAGTTATGATATCTTTGACACTCATATCGTCGGACGTCTTGTTCCATCGGAACTGGTACCGGGCCTTCCAGTCTTCCAGTGCCCCCCAGCCGTCCCGCGCCTGAAGGATGAACCCGGCTCGGCCACCGGAACTCGTATGTTCACGGGCTTCAAGACGGTAGCTTAATCCGGTGCTGCATTCGTCACCGGCATCGGTCACATAACCGGGACTGTACTCTATCTCGTAGCTAATATCGAGGACGCTTAAACCCACCTTCCCCGGTGCCGCGTATCGCCCGTCGTCATTCCTAAGCTCTACGGTCAGTCGCCCGCCATTCACGGCGTTATCACATTTCAATCCGGTAACATCGGCGGTCAGGTCCAGGCTCTCTGCCGCCAGCCCCGCCATCCATACCCCGTCGTTGCTCGATAGCCAGGCGTAATCACCGCGGTGAGCTATCGCCAGACCGTACTCCGAGGACAGGTTAAACGGTACGGGTTCCCGCCACAGGTTATCGATAAATCCGGTATCCGGGACGGAATGCGACCAGAAAGGACGGTTATAGGCTTCCGTACCGGTGAATTTCTCGATATAGAAACACCGGTAGCTATCGGACTTATCCAGAAAAGGCTGCCCAAACTCGAAATCACCGCCCGAAGGCGCCACCGCTATCTCTTTCAGCTCCGACCAGCTTCCAGCGGCAACGTCACCCCCGTCACCGTAGACCAGACTCCACAGTCGGTAGTTGCCGGATGTATCCAGTCCGGTTACCAACAGGTTCCAGTCGGCGTTATAAACACAGGCGACGCCGGACAGATTACCTGTACTCTTGTCCCAGGCCGATGGCGACTGCCATTGACCGCTGATACTTTTCCTGACGTACAGCGTCGACTGGTCGGCGTAGAAAACCGCCAGGTCTCCGTTCGTCTTATAAGCCGCCGTCATACCGTTGATAGCGGTGGTCGGCGTATAGCCTATCAGCTCGGGACTGCCCCAGTTAACGCCGTTATCGGTGCTTTTCAAACGGCGGATTTCACGGTTGGTCTTTATCCAGAATATTGACACCTCGGAGCCCAGCGAAGCCGCCGCCACGGCAACGACGTTATACTGCCCGGTATAGGTCCACTGACTGAAGTCACTCTCCGGCCCCGGATTGTTTACCCGTTGCCGGTAAAGCTTCTGCGAGTCGGAAGGCGGAGTTACCCTCACCCGTATCAGCGAGCCGTCACCGGGTAGAGTCAGAGCGTGTAAATAGTCCTCTTCGGTACCGTTATAGAGGCGGTCCCAGTGGTATCTGACCACCCCGGCAATCCGGTTGGTAGCCTCAACCTTTACGTAGGGAACGGCCGTTGCCCACTTCTGGGCATTTAGTAGTGTTGATGTCAGTTCTCTCATCTCTTTCCCTGTTAATCGGCATCGAAAAGTCGCTGGACCCTGACCCTCTGTCGCCTTCCCAGCCGGCTCAACGCTTCCTGAAATACGGCGAGTTTCTCGCTTCCCCAGAGCCTGAATTCCTTGGAAACGTTCGCCCCACCGACATTTACCCTGTTTATCGCGTAAGCCGCCCATTCCACGGCGGCGTAACCGCAGGCTCCGGTTGCCACCAGGTCTTCGTATTTCACCGGCACGGTGGAACCTTGCGCATCCAGGGTATGGAGAGTGCCGTAATAGATATGACAATTAGAGCCGTCGGGTTCGCTGCCGCTGATAATCGTCAGGATATCTCCCCAGATGGAAAACCGCTGAAAACGGGGAGGATAGTCATCCACCGGAAATTCCACGGCTTCTACCATAATCCGGTTCGTCAGCCCTGATATATCGATTTCCCTCGAGTCCGCGGTAGTCGCCAGGGTTGCCCGGGCCGGTCCCGGCACTCTTTCCGATAGCTCTTTCACCGCCCGGTTAATATGCCGCGTCAGCTCGCTATCGGACCAGCGGTAATTACCACTGTCTTCATCATGTAAATCTTTTCTCACCAGGTCTATCATATCCGTTAAATTCATATGTTTACCCCCTTGGATGGTATTCCTGTCTTCCTGGATGGTATTTCTGTTTTGCCCATCCGACCGTGCAACCGCATATCCGGGCCTTTTCCTCCGGCGCCCCCCAGTGATTTGAGACTATCCTCGCCAGCACCGGTATCACTGCCATAGGCATCTTTGAATAATATGCTAAAGTCGACGCCAAGCCCCATATCGTGAGCCGCGAACGCGGGAATTACCGTAGATGCTTCCGTCCCGCTGCCCGCTTCCAGTCCGGCTGCCTGTACCGAAATGACGGCCACGATGTCAACGCCGTGAACGGTATCCGAACCGACCTTATTGACAATACCACCCGCATCCAGATGGCTTATTTCCGCCCCGGTCCCGCTATCTCCGGCGGGAGCGATTACGGCCAGCCAAATGGCCGCATCACTTCCTTCTCCCGATTCAGAACCGGTTATCTCTCCGCCCGGGTAATCCACCTCTGCCTCGACGCCGGAACCGGTCTCAGATTTGCTTACTGAAGCTACAGGATTACCGAAGGCTTTACTTTCTGAACCGGAACCACTATCGGATGAGGTCTTTTCGGTTGGGCCTCCCCCTGTCTCTACACCTGTGCCGTGAAGCGATATCGTCCCCTTAGAACTGTGAGTTGAGTACGTGGTGGAGTCATCTGTATCTATATATTCTCCGGATTTGTATTTAATATAGGGCGAAGCTAACCCGGTTTCCAGTTCTCCAGAAGCGGAGTAGGCAGCTATGAAATCACCCGCAATGATGCTCATGTCCCTACCTGAAAATGTCTGCTTTGAGCCTCCGGTAACAGACCCTATTTCTTCATTGTCGCGAATCTTGTAAGTTGTGCCAGACACAAGGTAGATAGAACCAACCTCAGTACCAGTTGTGTTTGATACTGCCCATATTTCTATAGTATCTATAGTACCATCAGCGTTTGCTGGATTAACGGTACTGAATAAGGTATATGCTGCCGCTATGCTTGTAGAACGGTCAATCGCTTCATCGCCAACATCTATGGATGCGGGTATTATCGGCTCGATATTCCCGCCACCTGCCAGTTCTATATCACTTTGCCTGGATAGCTTCACGTTGGCGCTGGCGATTAAGTCAGCCAAGTCTTGAGTCTTGACCTTGGACTCTGTAAGAGGTTGTTTCCCCTTCATGTACGGCGAGATGTAATGTATACTGTTCGGTACTACCAGGTAATTGTCCAGCGTTGCCCAGGTATCGGGGACGAACAGGTTGCGCAGATAGTATTCAACATCTTCCAGTTTGAAGTTCTCTGGGACAACGAAGGAATGGCAAAGTGCAGGGTTTAATTGCCATAGGTGTGGTAGGGCGTCAATCCACGCCTTATCATTAAGCTGCTCATCCGTAGCACCTTCCGGTATCACGGGCACATAGACGTGCTGGAGGGCATAGGTCTTATCGGTCACTGTGGGATACAAGTCCGCTCTGAGTTTCAATAACCCTTTGTGAATATGTGTGCCTGTAGTATTGAGCTTTATTATCATCCTGCTCCCCACATAGATATACTGATCGCAACAATCAAGGCTATGAATCCCGCTAGCCTGCCCGTAATGAATATAAAAAGTCCCTAAATGCCCGCAGGTTTTGCCGGCTACGATAAGGTAATATCCACCTCAAGAGTCCACGTGCCACCGGATTTGGTGCCCAGGCTCTCTACCTTACGGTTCAGGCAGATGGCGCTGGACGATTGCTTGACCACCCACTCGTTCCAGGCATAGTTGGCTTCGCTGCTGCCGAAACTCGATTTGAAGGTGACCTTCTGCGTCGTCGAAGTCGGATAGCCGGACTCCATGCCCTTGTAGGTCTTGTTGGTCACCGCCTGCAGGTCCGTCTGACTGGCGTTAGCCGCCGTGCTGGAATCACCGACGCCTATCTGGGCGTTGGTATTATTGAAGTAATCAGATGAAGCCCCGGTGACCAGGTCCCATATCTCATCGATGCCGGTGTTAAGTAAAAGGTTCCCCTCGCGTTCGATTACCTCGTAAGGCTTGAAAAGGCGATGAAATTCGTCTTCTCTATCCCGGTATGCCTCAATGTCTTCCTTGTATTTACTCAGCTTGAACCGGCATAGCCAGTTGGCGTTTTCCTTTTTTCCCATTTCTTCCTCCCCGTTGGGAAGTTTTATAAAGACGTTCCAAAAATCTCTATTTAAACGCTTATCTTCCGGAGTTATCTTTACAAAATCTTCCCAACGATTTTTTCTCGTCTAATAAAATTTTATGTCAATCTACTAATCCTTGACGCCTATCAGGGCGGCGGCTTTCACCGAGCTGAACAGCGCCAGCGACACGTACCACTTCACCCTGGTCCTTGAGGCATCCTTGTTCTCCAGCGGACCTACCGCCTCAGCTTGCAGGTGGCCCGGACTGGTCAGTCCGCAGAGGGCCCCTTCGCCGAACTGCAGGGCGTATATCGTGGAACAGGTGCCCCCGGTAATTGTCGTCTCCAGCCCGGAAACCAGCACGTGGGTATCCAGTATCCAGTCATTCACGCCGATGGGTACGCCGTCCCAGAGCTGCACGAAATTGCCCCACTGGTCGCGGTCGGTCTCGGTCATGCCTCCAGCCGCTCTCACCAGCGCGTTTATCTTGCGTCGCGAGCGGCGGCTCATCAGCAGCATATCGGGCTTCCCGCCTTTAACTGCGTCGATAAGCTCATCGAGTTTCGCCAGTGTCAGCGTTGCCCCGGTACCACCCATGGAAACCACCTGGTCTCCCGTCGATTCGGTGTCGATTAACACCCGCAGGCCATCGAACTCCTTGGCGTTGACGCTGGAATCGCCATAAATAAAAATATCCTCGAACTTGTCCCGTAGCGCCTTGGCTTTGAGTTCGATTACCGCCGCCTCCAGGTCCTGCACGTTGCTGCGGGTCGATTTCAGGAAATTGTCCACGTCGGCGTCGCCGCCCATGATTTTCAGGTTAGCCGTTATCTGCTCGAAGGTCGGCGTCGACTCCGCCCAAGTATCGCCGACGTCGTAAAAATCGATGTTCGGCAGGGTCTTTTCCTGGTTATAGGTCAGGCCGTTGCCCACGATTTCGATGAAAGGCATTCTCTGGAGCACCGGTGAGTCCTTGACGATTGTCTCCACCACCCCCTGCAGCAGCATATCGTTCGACAGCTTGGCTGCCTCGTTTAAAGTTAAAGCCATAATTATTCACCTCACACTTAATAATTTATTCCGGTTATTCACCGGAGGAACGTGGCTACTGCGAGCGGCCGATGGCATATTGGATTTTCTCATGCGGTGACAGACCCGAAAGGTCCATCTTTGTCCGCTGCGGCGCGCCCCCGGGTATCCTCATCTTCGAGGCTTCCGCTTCCATTTCCTGCCGCACTTTCTCGATGAGCGCCATTGCCTTTTTTAAAGATTCGTCTATCTCCTCGACCGTCTCCCCGACTATCATGTCGGCAGGTACCCCCGGATTGCCCTGGATTACCTGTTCCGTATAAGAAGCTACCGCTTTCGCCAGGTTTTCACTTATCTCGTTAATCCTGCCTTCGGCGTCTTCCATCGCCTGTTTCAGGGCGGCAATCTCGCTGTCCCGGTCGGCTCTCTCCTGCTCCAGCCTGAGAATGGCAGTATCTCTGTCTTTCAGTTCCCGATTAAGTTCTTCGTTCTCCTGCTTTAGGTTTTCCACCTCATCTTCGCCATCTGCCATTTCCGAATTTTTCTCCGTTGCCATCATTCCTCCTGATTACTCCTCAACGCCTTCCGCCGGTGACGGTACCGCTCCCTCTCTCGCTCCGTTCCTGGCTGATTTAGCGTTAAGCTCTTTATTCATTTTTAAAATAGACTCTCTTTCGTCGAGCCATCGTGTAAATTCGTTGTCCGGGTCCATTACCCCGAGTTCGTCCATGGCTGTCCGCCGCGAATGTATGCCGGTCTGCACCATGACCTGCTCGCTGTTCACTTTTCTGTCCATGTCTTTGGGAAGTACCGGACCCCAGACCACCCGCAGGCGGTTTTCCCCGAAGTCCTCCCCCTGGTATTTCTCCAGTAGCTTAAGAATCATCTCGTTACGCCGGTTATAGGCTGCCGCCCGGATGATTCTCTTTCTTTTTACCTTCTGCAATAGCGGCTGCAGCTCGATTTCCAGGGCTACCCCCGACAGGTCCCGCTCGATGCCGCCGAAAGCCGACCGCGGTGATTCCGATAAATCGTGCAGAGCCCGGTAGACGAGGTCGATATAATTGATATGCAGGGTAACGCCGCCGCCCTGGAGCAAATCCAGCAAATAGGCTTTGGCGTCCTCCGGGATATTCCACACCGCTCCTGGTTTTATCGCAATGTCCTCGGACTCTTCTACGTTTTCCAATACGGCAATCGGGTTTCCGGACAGCTCCAGTATCCGTGAAAGCTGGCTCATTGCCCGGTTTAATTCCCGCTGGCTCTCCATTATCTGGGGCAAATCGGATGTCCCCCAGAACTTCTTCGGCTCCCGCAGGTTCGGGTATATCACGAAAGGTATAAAACCGTAGGGATTGGGCTTGGCTTCTATCAAAGCATTATCCAGGTACAATTCGAAATTGGTATCCGTCCACATCTCGACGACTGTGGCCGTCTTGTTTTTCGACTTCTTTCCGTAGATATTCTCCGCTTCTTCCGCCCCCAGGCTGTACCGCGAAGCCACCCGCCATACCCGCGAGATATCATCGCCGCAGCACCAGGCGTAAATACCCTGGACATCCGGTGCCGTTACTCTCACTTTCTTATCATCTCCGTCCCAGATAACCTTATAACAACCATCCCCGAGCACCGCACAGTCTATCTCGGTCTCCAGGTCCAGTTGCTCAAGGTAGTTGTCTCCATGGACCCGGTACAATGCTGAAATGGCTTTACCAGCTTTCTCTTTAGCCGCGTTAGAGTCCTTCATCGGTTCCACGGCATAGCTTATCCCCGTCATCAGGTATGACGTTATCTTCTCGATGAATACCTTGGCATAGTTGAAAGTCAGTCGTCTTTCACCCCATCTCTCACGCCCTATCCACTGTATACCGTAATAAAAATCGAGCAGCGTTTTATAACCCTTTATCCGTTCTGTGTCCAGACGATTCAACTGTGAAGGAACGGTCTCATTCATTCTCTCCCACTTCTCCTTCATTTGATTTCATATTTCAGGTACGCTTTCCTTTATCCATTGCTGACATTATCTTTGCAGAGCTTTTCAAAGCTCTCTGTATCGTTCTTCGGCTCAGCCCCAGCATCACGGCGAGCTCCTTGATTTTCCATCCGTCCCGGTATAGTCTTTCTATTTCTCTGTTTCTTAATTCCTTGAGCCAGCGCTGCTTCCCTCTCGGTTCGTCATAAAGACACTGCGGCAGCGGACAGTTTAAACAGGAATCTAAGAATTCGCACCCTTCGTCCTTGTAGTGACAGTATTCTGGCGGTAAGTCCGGCTCATTTCCTTTGTCTGTCTCTCCGTCTCTTTCCAGTTCTTCATCGCTAATCTCACTCGTCACCAAACTCATATCTCACCTCTCAAACCAGACAACCAAAGATTAGCACGTATGTTCTAATCCAGTCAATAAGTTTCTGTCACTCTTCGGTACTGCTGACTTGACAAAAATACCTGATATATCTAAATTAAAGATAACAACTACTGACTACCATTTTGGGGCTAAACCAGAAACGCTCTGGTGACTGCCCCGAAGGAGGCGAGTATGGCAGGACGTTTTGTTAGATATCATAGGATGCTCTTCCTGTTAGCGCTTATCCCACCGTTGCTGGCAACGCTCGTGTTGACCACTCCCGCTCTGGCCGCGCCGGTAATTTTGATATCCCCGGCTTCCGGAGCTACCGGGACCACCATCACAATACAGGGCAATAATTTCGACTCCTATATAGGTGATGACATTACCATAACCTTCGATGCTACTCAGATTCCGAACAGCCCTCTGGAAGTCCCCGGTTCGGGCAGCTTTACCACCGAATTCACTGTACCTGAGACCGCTGCCGTGGGCAGACACTGGATTACGGTTTACAGCACCGGTGGTACCATTACCATGTTGGCCAGGAATTTCTTCATCGTAGAGGAAACAGTGATAACCATGGATGTTTTTGAAGGACCTGTCGGCACCGAGGTAATTATTACCGGTCAGGGATTCTATTCTGACAGAATGGTAAGTATTTACTACTACAATATCGCTGCAGAACACCTTGGTAACGCCCCCACCTCGGCTACGGGCCTTTTTACTTATAATTTCACCATCCCCAACAGCACCGGTGGCAGCCACAAGATTACCGTTCTTAACGATAAAGGAAACCAGGCGGAAACTGAATTCGAAGTAGTACCCGTAGTATTAATAAATTTATCAGCTGCCGGACCCGGTGAACTGCTGGCCATGACCGGCACCGGTTTCGGATATCGCAGCCTGGTAGATATCACCATCGGCACTTATCCTATTACCACCGTCAGGACAAATGACACCGGAGATTTTGAAGTAGTCTTTAACATACCGGGAGTAAATCCGGGAATATTTGATATCAAAGCCTTGGACGATCTTTCCAACCAGGCTAAAGTCAGATTTACCGTCACCGCTTCCGTCGGCATAAGCCATACATCAGGAGCGGTCGGGTCCATCGTAACCCTTAGCGGTAGCGGCTTCACTGCCGGAAACACGGTCAACATCGTTTACGATGATGTAATTGTCGCTACCGTAACCGCCGATAATTTCGGCAAGTTCGTAATATCATTTGATATCCCGGTAAGTACCAGCGGCAGTCATCAAATCACGGTCAGCGATGGTACCTTTACCGAATATTACACCTTCGTCGTTGAGTCTGAGGCACCCGCCGTACCCGGTTTAATCATTCCGGTGAAAAACACCGAGACGAAATCCATGGCTTATTTCGACTGGCAGGATGTTGGCGACCTCAGTCAGCCGGTCGTTTACCGACTTCAGGTAGCCTCCGACCAGAACTTCACGACGATAGTACTGGATAAATCCAATTTACCCGACTCCGAATACAGCCTCAATTTTGATGAAGCTCTTCCCGCCGTAGAAACCGGTATGCCCTATTACTGGCGGGTAAAGGCCAGAGATGCTGCCAGTAATGAAAGCGAGTGGTCGGAGTCCTGGTCTTTTAACGTTAATCCTCCTCAAACCCCGGAACTACTTCAACCCGACCTTGACACCATCGTAGAAATCCCCATATTCTTTAACTGGCAGGATGTTTCCAGCCTCAGCCCACCGGTGACCTATAACTTACAGATAAGTACTGACCTTAGTTTCTCTACGGAAGAACTGAAACTGGAGGTAAGAGGGCTGAGCGATTCGGAATACTATCTATCCGAACCTGAATACCTGCCGGAAACCGGAGAAGAAGTGCCGTACTATTGGAGGGTAAAAACCGTAGACTATGTTAAAAATGAAAGTCAATGGTCAGACCCCAGGTCATTTTACGTACAAGGGGGGTTCTCATTCCCCGCATGGGCCATTTATACTTTAATCGGAATCGCTGCTATCCTGGTCGGCTATCTTGCTTACTGGATAGGGCGGCGCACTGCCTTCAAACCATCGGAATAAATTAATACCAGGGAGGTCAAAATGAAATCGATAAAAATCGCCAAATTACTCGGGATAGCTGTTATCATATCCCTGCTCCTGGTAGCCATACCCGCCTCACCTGCTCTGGGGGCGTACGATATTGTACTAGCTCCTGCCTCCGGTCAAATAGGTGCTAGCATCACCATCACCGGTGCCAATTTCCCCGCCAGCACTCTTATCTATTTCTGCTTTTCCAATCAATCCAAATTAATAAATCAATACATCGGTACCGATGTAACTGTCTATAGTACGGTAGCCAGCACAACCACTACTGCTAGCGGTACTTTAAGTACTTCATTTACCGTACCCACAAAATTTAGCACCAATAACGCCGATGTTACTTCCGGTCCCCATTATCTTTATGCTACCGTATTTACCGCGGATGTTCCCCCAAAACAACTGATTGTCAACGTTATCAACTTCTCCGTAGTCGGTGGTGACATTTCCGTAAGCCCCCTGACGGGCATAGTCGACTCTCCTCTGGTAATAACAGGCACTAGTTTTGCC